TCTTCAGACCGAATTACTCTGGTCATCCTATCGTATCCGTGACCACTCACTACACACGGTGACCACTTCGTGAACTGTCCCAACCCCGCTTGCAAAAGGCGGGGTTTACCCCTTATAATAAGAGTATGAAAAACATCCACATTGAACACCCTGAAGACAGCATCCTTGACGGAACCCTCTCCGTTTTGGATGCTTTTTTAAATGCCTTCGTTCTGTCCGTGAAATTTGACGGTGCGCCAGCAATCGTATGGGGAACCAACCCAGCGACGGGTAATTTCTTTGTGGGCACGAAGTCCGTTTTCAATAAGAAGAAAATACGCATATGTGAAACAACCGAACAGATAAGCGAATGGTATGGCGGCACACCCCTTGAGATCATTCTGGGTTCGTGCCTATGCAACCTACCCCATACTGACCGAATATTTCAGGGGGACTTTATCGGGTTCGGGGGTGAAATGGATTACACACCCAACACGATCACCTATAGTTTCAGTCAACCTGTTGCTGAAGAAATCATAGTCGCACCTCATACAGAGTATGCCATCCCTGGCAATTCTGATAAATTCATCTATGGGAGAGAAGCGGACTTAAGGGATGTGGTTGCCTATCCCCTATGCAAGTTGAATCCGTTCCCTGATTTCTCAAATCCTGATGGGTCGTCATTCGTAAAATGGATCTTCCCTAAAGCATATGGAAATTATGAGGGACTGAAGGACAGCATCATGGAGGCACGTAGGATGGCAGCGTCTGTAGAATTCCCTGATGCCAAACGTGCTGCATGGTATAAGAAAGAACTGAATGGAGAAATTCGTAACGGTTACACGGTAGACCCTGAAGAGTGGGAAGATCCTGCACTCGTGAGATTGTGGTTATTCGTGAAAGGCATTAAGGATGATGCCCTCTTCTTATCATATCATACGGGCGGACCTGCAGCGTATATTGAATCAAAGCGTATTGATTCTGAAGGGTACGTGCTGCACAGTGAGCATGGATCATGGAAATTGGTTGACCGTGAGGTTTTCAGTTACGCTAATTTCCGCATGGGGGTGGGTGCGTGTTAGGCACTCCCCCCATTCGTTCGTGATTTGGCAGTTCGTGCGGGTGCGCCCCCCTTTTTTAAAAAACCGAAGAGACCCTAACCTACAAAGTGTTACGGAAGCGATCTATAAATTCCATTCATTCTAAAAAAATTCCAGGAACTATATAATCCAAGAAAACCCCTTTGCGAATTGGATGGTATGAAAAAAAATCCCGAAGAAATTTTTACCGCCATAGAGGTTGATCAAATAACTGGTGAATATTATGCTATAATACCTGAGTGGATAATGAATGATCAGAATTGGTATGAAGGAACAGAAATTAAATTCCATACAGATGGTGGAGAAGTTATCATCACGGAATCCAATGAGTAAAACATATCACGTATACTTAGAAGATAGATGTTTATTTAAAAATTTGGACGAAAGGGAGTTTAAGGTTGTATGGGGAAGACTATATCATTCATATTGGGATGGGTTAACATACAGTGAAGTGGTGGAAGAACCGAACGAAAAATATATTGAACAATCTTATTGACATTTGATATATAAACTGATATAATTGAAGTGTAATTACAAAAGATTATGGCAAAAGGATTTACTGTTAAAGCCAATACTCCCAAACCTAAGAAGAAAGAGGAAGAATGGGATTATGCAAAGGCAAAAGAAATGGTAAAAGGTAAGACTATTGTATTCTGCTTACCTGGCAGGGGAGTCTCATATACCTTTTTAAAGAATTTCGTACAACTCTGTTTCGATTTAGTACATAATGGAGCAAGCATACAGATTAGTCAAGACTATTCTTCTATGGTAAACTTTGCAAGATGTAAGTGTCTTGGTGCAAATGTATTACGTGGTCCAGATCAGAAACCTTGGGATGGTAAATTAAAGTATGATTATCAGTTATGGATTGATAGTGATATTGTTTTTACTCCTGAGAAGTTTTGGCAAGTAATATTAATGGATCAAGATATTGCATGTGGATGGTATTGTACTGAGGATGGAAAGACTACATCAGTTGCACACTGGTTAGATGAAGATGATTTCAAAGGTAATGGTGGTGTTATGAATCACGAAACCATTGAAAGTATTAGTAAGAGACGTAAACCATTTACAGTTGATTATGCTGGTTTTGGTTGGTTAACTATTAAACATGGTGTATGGGAACATCCAGAAATGAAGTATCCTTGGTTTGCTCCGAAGATGCAAGTATTCGAAAGTGGTGCGGTACAAGACATGTGTGGCGAAGATGTCTCATTCTGCTTAGATGCAAAAGAGGCAGGTTTCGAAATATGGTGTGATCCTCGCATACGTGTCGGACATGAGAAAACAAGAGTTATATAACGTTACCGTAAATGGTAAAGTGTATTCAGAACTCACAGAGGAAGAATACATGGATCTTATGGAGGACTTGTCCCAAGAGTTTTATCAGACAGGTACTCCACATCCAGACGACATTATCACTGAAATTATTGAGGATTAATTAAATGGCAGTAAGAACAAAGACAGGTTCATGGGGTTCACAAGAGTTTATCGAGGCAACCCCGAAAAAGTCTCGTCAAGGAAACGGCAAACATTCAAAATATGCCGCTACCTCCCGTAACTCGGCTCGTAAAAAATACCGAGGTCAAGGTAAATAACTTCAAGCGTCCCACTCGGACGCTTTTTTAATGATAAATACTAATTATTAGGTAAAAATGATGGATAAAGAGCAACTACGTGCTAAATGGGCGGAATTTGATGCTACTCTTGTGGAAAAAGACCCAAATTTCGTGGATCCATACACTAAATTAGAAGAAAAAAAGCGTGTAATTCAAGAAATAGCGCATGATGATCTTAATTCTGAAAATATCGCATAAATAAAACAAGAAAACTCTATTCATATGGCCGTCAAACGGGTATCCAGATCATTTAAAGATATAAGTTTGTCCTTTGATGCACATCCTGTCACCAAAGATCTAACAATTCTTAAAAATGAGAATGCAATTACACGATCTGTAAGGAATCTAATACAAACAATTCCTACAGAGAGGTTTTTTAATCCTATTTTGGGATCAGAAGTACGTGATAGTCTATTTGAATTTGTTGATTTTGGTACTGCATCGGTTATTCAAGACCAAATTATACTTACATTAGAGAATTTTGAACCTAGAATTGATACTATTGTTTGTCAAGTCTTTCCTAGACCTGATAATAACGAATTTGAAGTAACTATATCATTTAATATTGTAGGACAGAACATAGCAGTACAGGATTTCACGTTTATGTTAGAAGCAACAAGGTAAGAATATGCCATTTACTAAATTTTCCAACCTAGATTACGACCAAATTAAGACTTCTATCAAGGATTATATTCGTGCAAACTCAGATTTTACGGATTTTGACTATGAAGGGTCTAATTTTTCAGTTTTAATCGATACTCTGGCATATAATACGTATATTACAGCGTTTAACTCCAATATGATAGTTAATGAGTCGTTTTTAGACTCTGCATCAGTACGTGAAAACGTTGTTTCATTAGCAAGAAACATAGGATATGTACCTAAATCTAAAACTGCTGCAAAAGCATCTATAAGAATTCCTGTTACAACTAGTTCTTCAAGTACTACATTAACCTTAAAGGCAGGTTTAGTATGTGTTGGAACATCGGATAATACTCAATATGTATTTTCAATACCAGAGAGTATTACAACTACTGTTAGTGGTGGTACAGGATACTTTGGAACATCTTCTAATCCAATAACAGTCTATCAAGGAACATATTTAACTAAAACATTCACTGTTAATGGATCAATTGATCAAAGATTTATATTAGAAAATTCAGGTATCGATACCTCTACTATTAAAGTTTATATCAAAGGTGCAGCAGATACTGGTCTTGGAAAAGAATATAATAAGGTTGATAATATATTAAACATCAATTCTACATCAGAAACTTATCTAATTCAGGAAATTACTGATGAAAGATATGAATTACTATTTGGTGATGGTGTATTTGGTAAAAAATTAGAAAATAATGCAGTAATAACAATTTCATATATTGTTACTGATGGAACAACAGGTAATGGACCTTCTGCATTTGCATGGGCAGGTACGGTAACTTCTGATGTTAATCAGGTTCTTTTACCAACAACTACCCCAATAATTACTACTATCAATAAAGCGTCTAATGGCGGCGATATTGAGTCTATTGATTCAGTTAAGTACTTTGCACCTAGACTGTATTCATCGCAGTACAGGGCGGTTACAGCAAGGGATTATGAGGCAATAGTACAGCAAATATACCCAAATACCGAAACAGTCTCTGTTGTTGGTGGTGAGGAGTTAGATCCACCAGAATTTGGAACAGTTTTGTTAACAATTAAACCAAAAAATGGTGAATTTGTATCTGATTTTGATAAACAACAGATACTTCAAGATTTGAAACAGTACTCTCTTGCTGGTATAAATCAGAAAATATTAGATCTAAAACTACTATATGTGGAATTGGAGTCTTCTGTATACTATGATCAGTCTAAAATTACAACTGTTGATGCTTTAAAGACTGATATTATAGAAGGATTAACTACTTACGGATCTTCAAGAGATATTAATAAGTTTGGTGGACGATTTAAGTATAGTAAAGTATTGAATGTAATTGATAATATTGATAATGCGATAACTTCTAACATTACTAAGGTTATAATTAGAAGAAATTTGAAAGCAATTACAAATTCTTATGCCCAATATGAGTTATGTTATGGTAATTCATTCCATATTAATCCAGCAGGAAGAAATATTAAGACTACTGGATTTAAAATTGCAGGACAATCTGATTGGGTATATCTAACAGACATTCCAAATAGACGTAGAGATGGGCAATTAGATGGTAGTAATAAGGGTGTATTAAGTCTGGTTAAGAAAAATACTACATTATCTGCTAACCAAGTTATAGTTTCTTCTGCTGGAACAGTTGATTATAAGAAAGGTGAGTTAATTATTGAAACAATTAACATTACACAGACTGAAAAAGCAAATAATATCGTAGAAATTCAGGCATTCCCAGAATCTAATGATGTAATAGGTCTTACTGACTTATATCTCAATTTTGACGTTGGGAATAGTACAATAAATATGGTTAAAGATACCATTACTTCGGGTGAACAGATATCTGGTATTGGATTTAAAGTCACTTCAAGTTATGCAAACGGAGAATTAATAAGAGGATGATAACCACAGGCATTGACACAAGAGTCAAAGTTCAGCAGATAATTGAAAATCAACTTCCAGAGTTTTTACTCTCTGAAAGTCCAAAAGCTGTTGATTTTTTAAAGCAATACTATATTTCTCAGGAATTTCAAGGTGGTAATATTGATCTTACAGACAATCTTGATCAGTATTTAAAATTAGATAATTTAAGTCCAGAAGTTATAACTGGAGAAACTACACTTTCTGTTGGAATTGCGACTGTTGGATCAACTGTTAATGTTGCTTCTACAAAAGGATTTCCGAACGAATACGGTCTTTTTCGTATTAATAATGAAGTTTTTACATATACTGGTAAAACACCTGTTAGTTTTACTGGTTGTGTTCGTGGATTTAGTGGAATTACATCATATCATGCACCAAATCAACCTGAAGAGTTAGTTTTTACTGATTCATCAGCAGATAGTCATGATTCTGGATCAACTGTTACTAATCTAAGTTCCTTATTTTTAAAGGAATTTTATAATAAAACTAGATATTCCCTTACTCCTGGACTAGAAAAGGTAGATTTTGTCAATAATCTTGATGCTAGTAATTTTATAAAAACATCTAAAACACTTTATCAGACAAAAGGTACAGAAGAGTCATTTAGAATACTGTTTAATATTCTTTATAATGAAGATCCAAAAGTTTTAGATCTTGAACAATATGTAATTAAACCATCAGCATCGGAATTTATACGACGTGAAATTGTACTTGCTGAGATAATAAATGGTAATCCATTAGGTTTAATTGGACAAACTATTATTAAATCTGATGATGATGCTACTAAGGCATCAGTATCCGAAGTTGAAGCAATTACTAGAAAGGGAAAAACATATTATAAATTAGGTTTATTTGTTGGATTTAATGACGTAGACCTTATTGAAGGTACATTTGGTATTACACCAAAATCTAAGGTTATTGGTAACGTTCCTACTGGATCAAATGTTATTACAGTAGATTCTACTGTTGGATTTGGTGCGACTGGAAAGGTTGTTTCTGGTTTGAATACTTCTATTAGTTACAGTAGTAAATCTATAAACCAATTCTTTGGATGTACTGGAATAACAACTGATATTAGTACTGCTGATGATTTAAGATCTGAGGAATATTATTATGGTTATGAGTATGGAGATTTAACTAAAAAAGTTGAATTAAGACTTACTGGTGTTCTATCAAGATTTGTTCCTAATAATAAAATTAAGTTATCTTCAGAAAAAGAGCAAATATCAGTTAATAATGTTGGTGAAAAGATTAGAAATCCTAATATAGACCCTTCTAAGAAAGAAATTTTTGCTAATTCTTGGATTTATAATACATCTTCTAGATTTGAGATAGAATCTATATCTGGATCTAACCTAACACTGTTTACTAGTGATATTGATAAGTCTAGTCTTAAAATAGATGATGAGATAGAGATATTATTCAGAAATGAGCAAAATCTTGCTGCTACTGGTACAGTTGGACTTATTGATATACCAACAAGAACAGTTAGTATAAACAACTTAGTTTTATCATCTGGTGTTTTAGCAATACCAGTTACTAATAGAGAATATGATTTAAGAAGAAAATTAAATAGAGCTTTCAGTTCTGCAACTGATATTGATAATGGTAATAATATATTAGTATCTGATATACAAAATGTTTATACTGATTCTAGTGATGATTTTTATGTTGCATCTAATTCTCTACCTTCATATGATATTTCGGCAACAATTCCAAAGGCTATTTTACCAGATGCGACTACAAATCCACCATATTTACAAGGATACGATTCAAATACACTAAAATATTCAATTTTATCATTTCCTTCTAATGTTCCATTCATAACAGGTGATGAGATTTATTATACTCCACAGGGAACAGCGATAGATGGTTTAAAGGAAGGTGTTTATTTTGTAGAGGTTCTAACCAATCAAAACCAGATCAGATTGTACATTTCTAGGTCATTTATACCTATATCTGATTATTCTGAGTTTGAACCCCTTACAGCAGGTTCTGGGACTCATACATTCTCATTGATTGGTTCTATCAATCAAAAGATAGGTGCTCAAAAACTATTTAAAAAATATCCATTAGAACCAAATCTTAAAAATGGTATTGCTGTGAAAACTATTCCAGGAACTACTGGAATGTTGGTTAATGGTGTTGAGATTAGAAATTATAAATCAGAAGATAAAATATATTCTGGACCATTAGATAGTATTGATTTGTTGAATGTTGGTTCTAATTATGATGTAATTACTCCACCAAATATTATATTGACTTCTGTTGGGTCTGGAACAACTGCATTGGTTAGACCAGTCATTAGTGGTAGTGTTAAAGATATTCAAGTTGATCCTCAATATTTTGATATTAAGAGGATTCTTAATTTAACTATTGAAGGTGGTAATGGTGATGGTGCAATTTTAGAACCAGTTCTTGCAAAAAGAAAGAGAGAAATAACTCTTGATGCTAGATTATTGGTAGAAGGTGGTGGAATTGACGATACTGATGAGACAATAACTTTCCATACCGAACATTATTTGCAAGATGGACAACCTATTGTCTATGATAGGAATGGTAATCCTCCAATTGGAGTTGGATCATTTGGTAATAATGCTGTCAGTCCTGTTGGATTAGGTACAACTACCCTTGTTAATGCTTCCGTATATTGGCCAAAAGTTATTAATCCAACTACAATTAAATTATATCAGACGGAAGATAACTTTAATGCTGGAATTAATACCGTAGGATTTACAACTTCTAATAAGATTGGTACTCACATATTTCAGGTTTGGAATGAAGAAAATACCTTAAAGGATATTAGAGTACTGAGTAGTGGAAGTGGATATGAGAATAGGCAATTATATGTGAAACCAGTTGGTATTAATACTATTATTAGTACCGTTAATTTTGTTAATCATGGATTTAAAGATGGTGATAAAATAGTTTATGATACTCTTATTGGTGCAGGAAGTACTCAACCACAAGCTATTACTGGACACATTGGTGCAGGTGCTACCCTTATTACCTCATTGGCAACTGCAACAGGAATAGTAACTACAAGTAATTACTATCAAGTTATTAAAATTAATGATGATTCTTTCAGAATTGCTAATGCTGGACTTGGTGCTACTATAACTTCAAACTATACTAGAAAGGATTATATTAATTTTAGATCTCAGGGAGAAGGATTCCAAGTATTTAAGTATCCAGATGTTAAACTTAATATTGCATATGAACGTGCAAATGCAGGTAGTATAGGTATTATAACAGCAACTCCTATTGTTCGTGGATCAATTATTGATGCATATTTGTATGAAAAGGGGACTAATTATGGATCAGATATTTTAAACCTTGAAAAAACAGCAGGTGTTACTGTTAAATCTGGTAAAGATGCTGAATTAAAAGCAATTGTTACTGATGGAGAGGTAACTTTTGTTGAAATACAAGCAAGAGGAAAAGAGTATACTGCTGCTCCTGATTTAGAAGTAGTTGGAATTGGTACTGGACTTGGTGCTAAATTAAGAGCTGTTATTGAAAATGGAAGAATTATTGATGTAGTAGTACTTGAAGGTGGATTACAATATCAGCAAGATAAGATAAGAGTTGAAGTAACACCTCCTGGATCTGGTGCAAAATTAGACCCACGTATTAGATCATTAACAGTTAATCATTTTTCAAGATATGGTAAGGAGTCATTAATAGAAACTGATAATAAGTTACAATATTCTCTTGTTGGATTTTCTACTCAAATTGGTAATAATACATTTGATATTGATGCAACTTCACATTCGCCAATTATAGGTTGGGCATATGATGGTAATCCAATTTATGGACCATATGGTTACAGTGATGCAAATGATCAAAACTCTCAAATAAGGAATTTAAATACGGGATATTCTCTTAATACATCTAATATTGTAGATAGACCAGCAGGATTTGGTAATGGATTCTTTGTAGAAGACTATGAATTTGATAATTCAGGTGATTTGGATATGTATAATGGAAGATATGGTAGAACACCAGAATTTCCAGATGGAACTTATGCATATTTTGCAGGTATAACAACAGTAAGTAATGAACCAATATTCCCATATTTTATTGGTGATTCCTACCGTTCAAATCCACTTGATGAAAATTTCAACTTAAATCAAGATACATTTGACTTTAATACCTCTAAGATAATAAGAAATACCTATCCATATAAAGTATCTGACAAGTATGCAGGTAATGATTATATTATTGAATCTAATGAAATTATCAATCAAGTTTCTATTATTGAATCTACAACAAGTGGATCAATAGATTCTTTACAAATTATTAATGCTGGTGATAATTATCAAATTGGAGATAATGTAAAATTTGATAATACTGATACAAATGGTGGTGGATTAAGTGTTGCAGTTACTGGTATAGAAGGTAAGGAAATTACTTCTATTCAAACAACGGTTGAAAATTATGAGGATTCTGTTTTTATATGGAAAGATCAAAATACAGTTTCTGCATATATCTCAACAGCACCTTCCTTGAATACCGAAGATAATGTTGTTGTTTCTGGATTAAGTACCACATCAATTAAGGGTCTTACAGGAAATCATATACTTGGAATTGGTACTGCACGTACATTTGTTTATAAGGAAATACCAGCTGCTACTGGTGTTGCAGTTACTGATATCTACGTTACTACTATGCCAGATCAGATTTCTGCTGGTAGTAGCATTTCAATCGGTACAGAGAAACTTTTAGTTCTTAATACATTTGATGTTCATAAAGTATTAAGGGTTAAGAGAGGAGTATCAGCAGGGGTTCATACAGTATCAACCGAAGTTGATTTAATACCAAATTATTTCAATCTTCCAATAGCAGTAGATAATTTTGATTCAAAAGTAAATAATACGGTATATTTTAATCCACAACTTTCTATTGGAGTTGGAACTGCTGTTGGACTAGGTTCAACTTCAAATTATTCAATAGGTGATTATACCAAGGTAGTATCTACTCCTACACATAGTATTTACTTACCAGATCACCCATTTAATACTAATGAAGAAGTAACATTAAGGAAACCACCTGCTGGTTTTGGTTTAACGGTAACAGATGATGGTGGTGCTACACAGTGGGTTATACCAACATCAGGTAATGAAGAAACTGTTTATATTATCAATAAATCAAAAGATTATGTTGGTATAGTAACTCAGGTTGGATTAACCACAAGTAGTGTTGGTATTTCCTTTATTGGAGATACAACAGTTGGTTCTAGTATGTTTGATTATGCACTAGAAACAAAATATAATCAAGTATTGGGAAATGTTGAGAAGATTAACGCACAAGTTGCTGTTTCTACTGCACATAATCTAATAAAAGGAGATTTAATTGATCTTCAAGTTAAACCAAATCAATCAGTTGGTGTTGGCACATCTACTCAAATAGTAGTTAAGTATGATTCAGATAATGAAAGAGTTTATATTAATCCAGTTACATGTCCTGTTGGTTTAGTTTCTACTACTGATAGTACTTTTAATATAGAATCACATAATTTTAATACTGGTGATAAGGTATATTTCACAGATATTGGTGGAAATATTTCTCCATTAAGAAGTGCAAGAGATTATTATGTCTATAAAGTTGGTGATAATTTCTTTAAATTAGGTGAGACGTATAATGATGTTACTGCTAAGGTACCAAATCTTATTAATATTACTGCTACTGGTGGTCCTGTTGTAAGTACATTTAGTTTAATTAACCCACCTCTTGAAATCCTTAAAAATAATAATTTAGTATTTGGTCTTTCTGATGGTTCATTAGCAGGATATGAATTTAAACTATTCTATGATAGAGATTTTAAAAATGAATTTGTTTCAACTGGAAAAACTGATACTTTTGAAGTAATTGGTGTTGGAACTGTTGGTGTATCGACTAATGCTAGTCTAACATTAAATTATAAAGATACTAATCCAAAGAATCTCTTTTATAATGTACAGAAAGCAGGATATATTAGTACTGCTGATACAGATGTATCAAATTATTCAAATATTACTTATACTGAGAGTTCTTACAATGACCAATATACAGTATTTGGAATTGGTACGACAGAATTTAGTGTTGCATTACCAAAAGTACCAGAAAATCTAAGATATACTTCTTCTGAAACTGAAATATTAAAATATACAACAAAATCACCAAGAGCAAGAGGTCCAGTAAGTAAACTTACAATTAATTATGGTGGTGATGGATATAAGAAACTTCCTTCATTTATTAGTATTGCATCTACACAAGGAACAAATGCTAGTGTATTACCAGGATCAGAAACTATTAATAGAATTGATGATGTTAGAATTCTTGATCCAGGATTTGAATATTCTTCTGATCCAACATTAAGTCCAGAAGCATTTATTTCTCCTGTTATAACAATAGTAGATTCAAATACTATTAGTGATATTAGAGTTCATCAAGGTGGTAATGATTATACTACTGCACCTGATTTAGTAATTGTCAATCCAGATACTGGAATTGAGGATACTACTGGTATCATAGAAGCTGAAGTAACAGGTAGTTCTGTTTATAATGTTAACATTATTATACCACCAAAAGGTCTTCCACCAGTAACACATAAGATATTTGCTCTTAATAATAGTAATGGATCTACTGTTAGTACTGTTGGATTTAATTCTTCAACTAGTGTAGTTACAGCAACATTAGTTACTCCAATTTTAGGATTTAGTGTACCACCATTTGCTGCGGGTGAAAAAATATTTGTAGAAGGTATTCAAAAGTATGGTGCAGAAGGTAATGGATTTAACTCTGCCGAGAATGGGTATAAATTCTATACTGTAAGTACTATGAATAATACTAACCCTGCAACAGTAGAGTTTAGTTTATCAGGTATTGCAACTAATCCAGGTATTGCCAAGACTTCACAAAATTCATATGCGACAATTATTGGTGTAGGTGATTATCCTGATTTAAGAGTTACGCAAAAAATATCTAGATTTAATGTAGGTGAACAACTACTTGCTCATATTGGGTCTTCATATGTCCCAGTAGATCTTCAAGTAACTGAATCTACTGATGAATATATTAAGATTATTGAAACAGTACCAGGTGCATTTAATTTAGTATCGAATCAAAAAATAAAAGGATTTGCTAGTGGTAATATTGCTACAATTAACTCTGTATCAATTAATAAGGGTCAATTTGATGTTAGTTATTCATTAAGACAAGATCGTGGATGGAATGATAATATTGGTAAACTTAATGAAGATTATCAGGTTACTCCAGATAATGATTACTATCAAAATTTATCATATTCCGTTAAGAGTTCAATAACATATGAAGATTTAGCAAATCCAGTTAATAGTATTCTTCATACTAGTGGACTTAAGAATTTTGCTGATGTTGGTATAACATCTTCTACTAAGGCTGGTCTAACCACTTCCCAATATATTGATATTGTAACTCTTGATGTTATTGGTGAAAAAAGAGTAGATACTATTAATAATTTCGATTATGTTCTCGATGTAGATACTGTTGCGAATAAATCAAAATTCCTTAAATTTAAGAATACAAAATTATCCCCATATATTGAGTGTAGAACCAATAGAGTTTTAGAAATAGATGATTTTAGTCCATTGTTCTCTGATACTGGTTCTAGTCTCTTTAAGTATGTTGATTTATCGATTAATGCACAGTATGCAACATTCTTAATTCAAGCAAGAAATCCAAATAATAAAAATACTCAAATTTCTGATATTGCTCTTTATAAGGACGATAATGATGTCTTTACATTGGAAAGAGGTAAAACTCATCCTGGATCCGTTGAATTGGGTGAAATTAAGGCGGAAATGGATGCATCATCGAATGTAATAATAAAATTTACTCCCGATGATCCAAATAATAATGATTATGACTTAAAGATCTTACAGAAAACATTTAACTCAAATCTTAGTGGAATAGGAACTCAATCTATTGGATTTGTTGATTTAGTGGGTTCTAATAACATTGTTGCTGCTGGATCTTCATCTGTGGTAATTTCTGCTAATGTTGCTAATAGGGAAGCATACTTTGTAACATCAGAGATTATTGATCTTGGATCATCACAAACTAATTTTGTTGATATGTACCTCACTCATGATGGTACAAATAGTTATGTTGCAGAATACTATTCTGATAGTGAATTAGCAGCAACTTCAAACTTTATTGGAACATTTACCTCTGGTATTACTACTGGTGTCTTATCCTTAACTTATGAAAATACCACTGCTGGTGAAGTAAGTGTAAGATCAAATATTATTGGAATAGGATCAACTGCTGTTGGAGTTGGTACTTATAGATTTAAGTTAAGTGGACAAATTGCTGGAACTGAGAAAACTGTAAAATATGAATCCAATTATGCTAAGGTTTCTGCTGCATCAACAGTAGTATCATTTACAAAAGAGGAAATATCTAGTGTTAAAGGTTATGTAAGAGTTTCTAGTGGATCTACTAGTGCTTTACATGAAGTATTAGTCTCTCATAATGAAACTGATACAAATACACAATCATCAGCCTTTATATCTGTTGGAAGTACTTCTGGACTTGGAACATTCTCTTCCAATTATTATGGATCTACTATGGGATTACTTTTCCATCCAGATCCTGGTTATACTGGTGCTGGTAATACTGTAACTGTTCAAACATTTACAGAGCAATTCTATACTGATATTGACTTATTAAATCTTCCACCTGACTTACAGTATGGAACATCTACTAATTCTTTATCATTAGCACAGTATGATGCTATTAATGGAAATAGGTCTAATAAGACAAGTTTCCCAATGCAAAGAAACGCAGTACCAATATATGAGAAGAAATTTGATCCAGCTGATGCTAGTGTATTAGATTTAGGAACAGGTGTATTCTCAATTGTTGATCACTTCTTTGAGACTGGTGAAAGATTAGTCTATACTCCAAATTCGACCTTTACTGGAATTCCAATTACTGGAATATCTACTGGTGGTGGTGTTCTTGGAGAAGAAGTATATGCAATCAGAATTGATAAGGATAACTTTAAACTTGCTAGAAGTGAAGGAGATGCAGATTCTGGAATTGGTGTAACCTTTACTGCTATTGGTTCTGGTAATTCTCATGAGTTGGAGATGTTTAAAAAGAATGAAAAGACATTACTTTCTCTTGATGGTGTAATTCAATCACCAATCACATACACTCCTGTAGTTACTACATTACCATATGCAGTGACAGATAGTACAACAATATTTGCCGTTGCTGGTATCACATCCTTTATATCTGATGAGACTATAAAGATTGATAATGAGTATATGAGAATCACTAATGTTGGATTTGGAACAACTTCTGTTGGACCTATAACTGATACTGGTTCTGTACAATTATTAGAAGTTGAAAGAGCATTTATTGGATCTGCTGCCACAAGTCATAGTGCTAGTGCAAATACCAGAGTATATTCTGGTGGTTTCAATATTGTTGATAGTACAATTCACTTTACAGATCCACCTCGTGGAAAGAATACTACTCAGAAAAATGAATCTAATTTAGATTATCCAAGAACAACCTTTAATGGAAGAGTATATTTAAGAAAAGATTATGATAAGAACGTAATATTTGATGATCATTCTGATAGTTTTAATGGAATTGGTCAAACTTATACAGTTTCTATTTCTGGTGTTAATACTACTGGAATTCAAACAGGAAGTGCAATACTTCTAATGAATGGAATATTCCAGACACCTTCAACACCTAATAATGTTGGAAATAACTACTCATTTATTGAAAATGCTGGAATAACAAGTGTTAAGTATACTGGTATTACCTCTACAAATGGACAAATAATTACTAGTGATACTGATGTAAACCAAAATCAACTTCCAAGAGGAGGTATGATTGTATCATTAGGTTCTACTGGTGGATTGGGTGTAGCACCTCTTGTTCCAGCACAAGTTAAAACAACTGTTGGTGCTGGCGGAACAACTATTATTGGTATCTGTGGTATTCCTACTACTGGTAAATCTTATGGTATAAGTACTGCAATATACAATTATAAGACTGGTGAACTTGAAGTTACTACTTCTGTTCCTCATGAATTTAGAGAAATAAATGAGCCAGTTAAGTTAGCAGGATTGGAATTTACTTGCACTCAGAAATTTGATGTATCTGATGCAACTTACGAACAAGGTACTGGTAATTTGATCTTGAATATTGGCAATCATAACCTACCAGTTGGATCGGCAGTTACCATAGCAAATAATTCACTCACATTCCAGTGTAATCAAGACAATTATGGATCTAATCACACATATCCTCGTGGTGGAACAGATCCTATTGCTGGTATTGGAACTAATATCATAGCATTAACTAATGATACCATTACAATTAATGTTGGTATTGGTACTACTGCAATACACAAATTTGTAAGTGCAACTGCTGGTGCAGTAACACATGGTGGAGATCATGCTGGTATAACCACTACATTCTTCCCAGATGCTATTAATGATAGACCATTTACAATTAGTGGTATTAATTCATCTACTAATTTTGTAGCAAATGTTGGTATTTGTACTATTCCACATGTTTATGTTGGTCAAGGTACTGCTTATGAATATCATGCTGGTCTAACATGGGGTTCTGGATATAGAAATCCAGTTTCTGTTGCTGTAACTGATATTGCATACGAGCATAAGTTTGTAAGTGCAGCAACAGGTGCTGTTACTGGTACAGGTGGTCCATTTACACCTACAAATGCAATATATGAATCACATACTGGTACATTAACTTTAACTATTCCTAGTCATGGAAGAACTAGTGGTAATGTTCAACTTGTTGAGAATTCATTAGTATTCACATGTTCTAGGGATTATCATAAGACAAATCATTCTTATCCACGTCCTGCAT